TCCCTCATCGTCCTGGTAGGCCCAAGGCGTAGGCCGTCCGCCCTCGGCGTATTTTCCGGTGCCCAGTTCCACATAAGGGGCATACTCCACGTCGGTTCCGATGTAAACGGCGCTTTCACCTTCGTCCACTTGATGGGTGATGCTGTTGCGGAGGTTGCCAGTGTCAACAGGAGTCAGGTCTTTGGCATACCCTTCCGCCTGTTCTCCGCACCGCTCCAGCGCACGCAAGCAAGCGGCCCGAAATTCTTCCAAAACCATTCCAGTATTGTTCTGAAAGTCAATACGTATATCCATTCTATCTGCCACGGCTTTTCACCCACCTTTCCCACTGTTCATAGGTCATTTCCTCAACCACAACATTCCGTCCGGTTTTGGGGTCGCGCACACGCATTTTTCGAGGTTCTGCTTCTATGCCGGGCTTTTCTACCGTACGCATAGTACAGCGGCAGTTATAGACGTTTGCAGGCTTGGCCCTTGGGTCTCCGGGATAGCGTATCTTCCCTAGTTCAGAGGTAAACGGCTTGTCCCAGTCCACCGTCTGTCCGTCTAGCTTTTGGTGGCTGTGACGGGTTCGTCCGTCTTTGGTGGCTACCCACCGCTTGCGCACCTTGATACCCATATCAGAGGCAGCTTTATAACTGTCCATCCGCCCGGCGTTCTGCGCGCCGGTGATGGCCGTCCTCGCCGCTCTGACGGCGCTGGCGCGGTTCATCTCTGAGACACGGGCTTGCAGGTCGGTGGCAATCTTCCCCACGCTCTTGCCCTGCAAAAGTCCACTGGTAACGGACTTCGTAATCTGCTTCTTGCCCCATTTCAGGTCAATGCCCCGCTTTAGGGCCTTTTTCTTAGGGTAGTAGGGCATCAGGTCAGGTTCTTCCACAATGAGCCGCCGCACGGTGGATTCATCCCACAGGGTAAAGCCCACATTCCCGGCTGCTTTTTCAATGGTGTACGCTGCATAGTTGCGGTTGAGGGAATAGATGCCCGGTGTGGCGTCGTTCACATAGGCAATCGCTACCTCGTTGGCCTTTGTGTACCGCTCCGCCACCTTTACGGCCAAATCATCAAACCGTTCTCCGCGCCCAATCTGATTCAGCCGCCACAGTTCATAGTCATGTTCCGTCCATATCTTGCCGTTTATCTCTGTCCCGATCAGTTTCCGCATCTCTTCGTCTCGCTCGATAAAGCGGTTAAAATAGTCAATCACGGTCTTTTCCAGGTCGTCCCACGCCTCCTGGTATACTTTTGCAATGCGGCGCTCCAGCGCGGCAAGTTCCTTATCGGTCAGCCGGTGGGCTTCATCAGGTTTCGGCATCCCCCGTCACCTCAGTTTCCTCCTGCGGCTGGA